CTGGTCTAATGTATCTGGTTCGTGCTGTAGCTCAACCAACCAGTTTTTAAATAGAAATGGAGATAGGAAATGCAAAAAGCCGTGTTTCCTATCCAGAGTCATGCCGACATCACTAAAGCCATTAACTACATGCATACCAATTACACTCAGGCGATTGAGAGCGGTAAGCCGTTAAGGGTGGTGATTGATCAGAAGGAAGATAAGCTTTCAGATGCTCAGCGCAGATTGTACTGGCTATGGATGACTGAGTATGGGAAGCAGCGCGGTTTAGATAAAGAGGAATCGGCAGCATTCTTTAAATACAAATATCTGTCGATCATTTTTAATCGTGACAATGTTGGCGAATATCCAGAAACATTCAAAGTCATTCGGGATTTAAGAGAATCGCGCAATCCGGGTTATGAGCCATTAAGACAGTTTGTATCAAATCGAATGAGTATCACAGAAGCCACAACAAAGCAGATGGCTGAATTCTTAACTGATATTGAAATGTGGTGTTTGAAAGATGGGGTGAAGCTGACTTGTCCAGATGATCTTAAATATGTGATGGAGGTGAGCCAATGAAGCGGCCAATGCCACCAAAAGATATAGGTGTGTTTGATTTCGATTGGAGCATGCATAGCGATATGCCTTATGACTTCCGGCCCGATGAAGATTTAAAGGATTGGGTCTGGAATACATTCATTGATGAAGAGAGCGAACTCTGCAACCCAGATCATATTCACCTGTCTTACTACAATCGTGACTTGATTGGCTTTATGTGGGCCAGTCGACCATTTGAAAAGGGTGGGCATGTTGTCTTAGGTCAGGCTGAGCAAGTTGCAATTATGGCAGGTGGCTGGAAGCGTAAGCGCCAAGAGTTGCAGATGGTTCAGTGGTTCGGTTATATCCCTAAATACATAATCACTTTAGATGCTGGATATGCTGAGTCATGTAGTGATGCCGACTTTTGTGCATTGATCGAACATGAGCTTTATCACATTGGTTTTGAAATCATGGATGGTGAGATGTATATCAGCCCATCAACCGGCAAACCTAAATTGAAGATGAAGGGCCACGACGTTGAGGAATTCCACGGTGTGGTCCAGCGTTACGGTGCATCACCAGATGTCCAGAAAATGGTAGAACTTGCAAATGATGGTCCAACTATATCTCGGGCTAATATTGCTCATGCATGCGGTACGTGTTTATTGAAGTTGGCTTAATTTTTTTGCCTTTCTTCTGATACGTACTGATACGAAGGAGTGGTTATGGCAACACTAAAAGAGCCTGTAAAAATCTTTATAGTTCAGTCTCTTGCTTGCCGTGATACACCTCAAGAAGTGGCAGACGCGGTAAAACAAGAATTTGGCATACAGATAGAACGACAACAAGTAGCTGCTTATGATCCAACAAAAAGCCGTGGCAAGGATTTAAGTAAGAAATTTGTCGAGCTATTCAATAAAACCCGCGCCGATTTCGATGCTGGCCTAATTGATATTCCGATTGCAAATAAGCATTACCGCTTGAAGCAGTACCAAAAGCATCTTGAGAAAAATGCTAGAAACACGGTGATGTCACTAAACATCATGAAGCAGGCAGCGCAGGATCTGGGTGGCCAGTTTACGAACAAGCAAGAGGTTGATCACACTACGAAAGGCAAGTCGATAAATATGCCAACAACAATTGAATTGGTGGCTCCTGATGTCAAAGGTACAGATTGAATTACCGCCAAAATTAATACCATTATTCAGTACGCCTAATATTCGTTACAGATCATCATGGGGTGGTCGTGGTTCAGCTAAAACGAGATCGTTCGCGTTAATGACGGCGATCAAGGGCTATATGTATGCTGAAGCGGGGGTAAGCGGTCTTATTCTTGGTGCACGTGAGTATATGAACTCACTGTCTGATTCCTCGATGGAGGAGATTAAGCAGGCCATCCGCTCTGTGCCTTTTTTAAATCAATATTATGAGATGGGTGAAAATTACATCCGCACCAAGAACCGCTGTGTGAGTTATGGTTTTGCTGGTCTTAGACATAATCTGGACAGTATTAAATCCAAAGCGCGTATTTTGCTGTGCTGGGTGGATGAGGCTGAAACAGTCAGCGAAATGGCTTGGCGAAAATTGCTTCCCACAGTCCGTGAGGATGGCTCAGAAGTTTGGATTACTTGGAACCCTGAGCGTAAAGACAGCGCAACGAGCAAGCGTTTTAGGCATGAAGAAATCTTTGATGATCTAACAGGTGAATTGATTGGTGTTGGTGTAGAGATGAACTACAGCGATAATCCATGGTTCCCTGAAGTCTTGGAGATTGAACGCCGTCAGGATCAAAAGAATCTGGATGATGCGACTTATCGCTGGATCTGGGAAGGCGATTATCTTGAGCTTTCAGAGGCACAAATCTTTAGAAATAAATACAAGGTTGAAGCCTTTGATGATGAGTTATGGAAAACAGCAGACCGCTTATTCTTTGGTGCTGACTTTGGTTTTGCTAACGATCCGAACACATTAATAAGATCATTCACTCTTGAGAACACACTCTACATTGAGTATGAGGCATTTGGTGTCGGTGTTGATCTGGATGAAATGGCTCAGTTCTATGATTCAGTGCCAGGTGCAAGGGACTGGCCAATCAAAGGTGACTGCTCTCGACCGGAAACAATTAGCTATCTACGGCGTCAGGGTTTCAATATTGAAGCTGCCGAAAAGTGGCCTGGATCTGTTGAAGATGGCATTGCACATATTAAAGGTTTTGAGACTGTTGTGATTCATCCGCGGTGTAAGAAAACCCTGGAAGAGTTTAGAAACTACTCCTACAAAAAAGACAGGCTTACTGATGAAGTTCTACCAATCATTGTTGATAAGTGGAACCACGGCATAGATGCGCTGAGATATTCATTAGATGGCTACATTATGGCCCGCGGTGGAACTGGAGTTTGGTCGCGCCTTTAAGAGAAAATTATGGGAATATTTAAATTTACAGCCGATAGTTTTCAGAACTTTGCGGCTCGTGTTGGCTTAGGTGCTGGCAGTCAAAACGATCAGTCCAGTTATGGCTTTAACCTCACTAGTCGTAACCGTCTAAAGCTTGAAGCAATGTACCGTTCAAGTTGGGTGGTTGGCCAAGTGGTGGATGTAGTCGCCGAGGATATGACCAGAGAGGGAGTAACCCTGCAAGGCTTTGATGATCCGCAGCATGGTGAAGTAATTAATGATGCTTTAGATGCGTTGCAGATCTGGGACAAGCTCAGCGATACCATTAAGTGGGGGCGTCTCTACGGTGGCGCTCTCGCTGTCATGCTGATTGATGGCCAAAACGTTTCAACGCCGTTGAATGTTAAAACTATTGGTAAGGGCCAGTTTAAAGGCTTGATGGTTTTAGACCGCTGGATGGTTCAGCCTACACTTGAAGATCTAGTCACTGAATATGGCCCAGACTATGGCAAGCCTAAATACTATGACGTATTCCAGGATGCAGCCGGCCTGTGTGGTCAGCGCATCCATTACTCGCGCGTCATCCGTATCGATGGCGTAAACCTTCCTTACTGGCAGGCGATGACTGAAAACCTTTGGGGGCAGTCAGTGATTGAGCGTCTAGAGGATCGTTTAACTGTTTTTGATAGTGCCACCATGGGTGCGGGCCAGCTGGTCTATAAAGCACATTTGCGGACATATAAAGTGAAAGGCCTGCGCGACATTATCGCCACTGGTGGGCGTGCTTTTGAGGGCTTGGTTAAACAGATCAATCATATTCGGGAATGGCAGTCCAATGAAGGTTTGACCTTGATGGATGCAGAAGATGACTTTGCAACACACTCTTACACCTTTTCTGGCCTTGACACACTTTTGCTTCAGTTTGGTCAGCAGATCTCTGGTGCCACTCAGATTCCATTGGTGCGTTTATTTGGACAGTCGCCGGCAGGTTTAAATTCAACTGGTGAGTCTGACTTGTCCAACTACTACGACAATATCAATCAGCAGCAAGAACGCCGTCTGCGTACGCCGTTACATAAGCTCTTGGAGGTAATGTCACTGTCGGTACTTGGTAAACCTTTACCAGACTCATTCAAGTTCGATTTCACCAGTCTGTGGCAGATGAGTGAAGAGCAGAAATCAAATGTGGCAGAGAAGACAACCAATGCCATTTTGAAGGCTGAAGAACAAGGTGTGATTAGTCGTCATACGGCACTTAAGGAATTACGTCAGGCCAGTAGCTCTACCGGTATCTTCTCAACGATTACGGATGACGATATCGAAGACGCTGATAATGACCCACCTCCACCAGACAGTGAGAATGATGATGAATCACTTCGATCCGAAACGGATGCGGCGAATGGAGATCGAGTACAGCCGTCAGCTGCGTAAGATTTCAGGCTATATCGATACGATCGTGAAAGGGTTTGATGTTCATGACCCTCGATCATGGCCTTTAATCCAAGCGTCATTGAATCAGTACGCGGATACTTTGCATCATTGGGCCAATAACACGGCTGGACGGATCATGACTGACATCGCCTTGCGGGATGAAAGGACATGGTTGATCTACGCTAAGGATTTATCCTACGGCGTACGTGAGCAAATCAGAAATACTGATGTTGGTGCTACATATCAGCAGCTCTTATCTGATCAGGTGAGACTGATTAAGTCTTTGCCATTGGATGCGGCTCAACGGGTACATGACCTTTCAACCAGAATGTTGATTGAGGGTGGGCGGTCTAGGGAGATTACTGGCTTAATCATGGCAAGTGGCCAGGTCTCTCTTGGTCGAGCCAATACAATTGCAAGAACAGAGATTAGCCGGGCTGCATCGGTATTTGTTCAATCGCGTGCTGAGAATCTTGGGTCTGAGGGCTATGTCTGGCGAACCTCTGGTGATGTTGATGTCAGACCAAGCCATAAAGAAATGAATGGCAAACTTGTGTACTGGAACAAGCCGCCGACATTAGATAGGATGACTGGCCATGCGGGATGCTTGCCAAATTGCCGATGTTATCCAGACCCTGTAATACCACTCGATTGAGTGGTTTTTTAATACCTGAAATTAGTGAGATAAACATGGCGATGGATAAATTTGTGCTAAATGGCACACCTCAAAAAATTACAGATGGCTCGAAAGGTGGAGCGGCTCAAGGTATGGGTAATCGTGACTTTTACTTTGCTCAGGGTACCAGTATGCCTTTAAAGGATGTTCATATGTTTGATAACAAAGTTAGCTTTCCTGAAGGGGTAACCCTGTGGGCATGGGCTAGTGATTTAAGTCCTGTAACCGTTGTGGTTTTAACTTCTGACTAACGAAAGGTGGTGAAATAGTGCTCTCTCTATCTGATATTGTTAATGTAAAAGTTGGAATTGGAAAGGGTGTGTTTGAAGCGCCTGGAACCACAGTGATTGGTGGGAAAAAACCTTCCAGTAATTTGGAGATTTTGAAGCTATTTGCGAATGGCGAACAGGGCTTCTTCTACGACCCTAACGATCTAAGTACGATGTATAAAGATGCAGCAGGGACTGTTCCCGTTACTGACGCTGGGCAGCCAGTTGGGTTGATGCTGGATAAGAGTAAGGGATTGGTTTTAGGTGCAGAGAGATTACAAAGCCCTTTCTCTGACATCAGTAAGTGGCAACTTTCCGCAGGCTTTAATATACTTAACGGAAAGTTAATCTGTGATGGTACACAAACAGCAATAACAACAGCCAATAGAACAGATGGGATTTCTTTTATACCTTTTAGGTCACACATGGTTGAAGTTACTCTGGAGTCCTATAGCGGAAACCCTCCAACCTTTAGGGCTAATACTGGTATAGGTTTTACTTTAAATAAGGTTGGTAAAAATATCGGGATAGTTACAACAACCGCAAATGGTGTAAATTTTAATATTCTTACGATAGCTGGTGCTAGCTTTGTTATCTCAAACATATCTATTAAAGAACTAAAAGGAAACCACGCATACCAAACCACATCAGCAGCAAGACCTATTCTACAAGATGCCCCACGTAGAATTGATTTTGATGCTGTAGACGACAAACTCATCACTAACCTACCAACACAATTAACAGGCTGTACAGTGATTCGCTCTGTGCCAAATGTCGGAACTCAAATACTGACAGGTCAAACCACCCCTGCGACCTACGAGGATAATACAGACCATTGTGGACTGATTGTGATTAATAGAGCTTTAACCACGGCAGAAACAGCGCAAATCACGCAACTATTTAACAAAGCAGCAGGGGTGTAACGTGTTCAATCTTAGCGTTGTAAATATCATTCCAGATGTCCACCGTGATTCAATTAATCAAATAGCAGAAATCTATGGCTGTGGCCCCAACAACCTGTCTGTAAAATTGCAAGGTGATGATGGCATCTATTGGGGTTGTCATTCATGGTGGAAGCCAGAAGATTACGCATTATTCAGTAACGACGAACTGCGACAGCAGGTAGTGCCTGTTGAGTTACAACCATCTTTAGAGCATTTATATGAGCGCCTGATGCTTAATGGTGATGCTCAAGAGAATTGGCAGGCTGCATTAGCCTTAAATGGGCTTTCTGAAGTTCTGGAAGAGTAAATTAGGAAAACAAATAGACCACCACTTTAGGTGGTTTTTTATTGCCTGAATTTAGGTGAACTATGTTTAAGAAGAAACCGAAAAAGCCAGCGCCGTCTGCTACGAAAGATCGCTCCAACATCTACACAACAGGTCAAATCGGACGTACACGCGAGACCACGCCAGAGGGTTATCTGCTTTGTCGTGATGTGCCTGTGGCGCGTATCGGCACATTGATGTATGGCGACGGCGAAGTGCCTGTAACAGCGGATAATACTGGGCTAATTTTGATTCAGCGCGGTGAAGAAGACCTATTTGATCCAAAGACCATGGCTAGCTTTGAAGGCAAAGCAGTCACCAATGACCATCCAGAAGAATGGGTCAACCCGAGCAACTGGAAAGAGTTGGCAGTAGGCACTGCACACAGCGTACGCCGTGGCGAAGGTGCTGAAGCAGATTTCCTGATAGCTGATTTATTAATCACTGATCAAGATGCAATTGACGCAGTGATGGGTGAGAAAGTAGAAATTTCTCTTGGCTACGATGCTGATTATGTTGAGATCAGTCCGGGCAAAGGGGTACAGCGCAACATTTTTGGAAATCACGTTGCATTAGTCGATAAAGGGCGTTGCGGTTCCCGCTGCTCGATAGGAGATAGTTTTATGTCTGATAAGACAAAAAAGAAAAAGATTAGCTTTGCTGATCGCATTCGTAACCTGGTGAAAACCAAGGATGCTGAAGAAGCCGAAAAACTGGCTAAAGCAGTTGAAGATGAAGAATTGGAAATTGAAACCAAGGATTCAGATGATGATGAAGATCTGGATGGCAAAACGTCCGATGCTGCTGTAAATCGTCAGATCCTTAAAATGCTCAAAACTATGGACTCTCGTCTTGGTGCTTTGGAAAAGAAAAAAACCAAAGATTCAGATGATCCTGAAAAACCAACTGAAGATAATGACAATCCCGATGATGATCCTGAAAAAACCAAGGATGACATCTTAAAGGCAGAACCTGCAGGTAAAGCTAATGAAGGCGTAACCCATACCGGTGATTCACTTAAAGAAGTGATGGTGCGTGCTGAGATCCTGTCACCAGGAATCAAGCTGCCGCCGACAATTGATAGTGCGAACAATGGTAAAGCGGTTGTACTTGCTAAACTTCAGGCATTAAAAGCTGCAATGCAAACCACTGATGGCCAGAAAGCCGTAGCGCCGTTTATTGGTGCAAATGCCAATATTGATACTCTACCAATTCAAACACTGGATGCAGCATTCATTGGGGCATCAGAGTTAATTAAACAGCAAAATAATTTGAAAGGCGTACGCTCAGGTATCACTACACGTGACTTTGGCCGTGCAGCTCCAACAATTGATCAGATCAATCAGCGTAACCGCGATTTTTGGAACAAAGGAAAATAAAACATGGCTGCTTATACATATCGTATGCCTTCTGGCATTCCGGGTGATGTGTCTCGTAAATCACACTCAACTATCGAATCACACAATATGCCGACGCCAGTGGCTGCCTTTGGTGTATTTGCCAAAATGGATGCCACAGGCAACTTGGCTGCACTAGGCTCTTCTGACACAGCTGACACGGTTTATGGTCTGATTGTGCGCTCATATCCAACAACTTCCACCACGAATGATCTAGGGCAAGCAGTACCGTCTAAAGGTATTACAGATGTTCTGGTGCGCGGTTACATGACGGTGAAATGTAATGCTGGTACAGCGAAGAAAGGTGGTGCTGTTTATGTGCGCATTGGTGCTACTGCAACTGGCAAGCCAATTGGCGGCATTGAAGCAGCAGCAGATGGTGCAAATACCATTGCTGTGAAAGCACGCTTCATGCATGACGCCGATGCATCTGGCAACGTAGAAATCGCATACAACATCTAAAAATTTAAAAGGCATGAAGGACGGCGCTATAGGCGTCTTTTTTTATGCCTGGGGAAAATAAACATGAAGAAATTACTTCTCGGTAGTGCAGTTACAGCAAGCATGGCGGCGATTCGCGCCCAAACTCGCGACAACTTCCAAACCTTTGATGCGCGCACAATTGATAGCTCTGGTGCTTTCCTGGTTGGTGAGCTTGAACGCTTAGATCCACGACTGAATGAGCCATTAGCAAGTTATACCTGGTCACGTGATATTGACCTGCGCTCTGACGTTTCAATCGCTGATGAAACATCATCTTTCACCAACTCTACTTTTGCTGCTGCAGGTGGTGCTTCACCAAATGGCAAATCGTGGGTAGGCAAGAATGCTGATGCTATCCAAGGTATCGCTCTAGATATCGGCAAGACAGCATTGCCATTGACTCTATGGGCAATGCAGGTCGGGTTCACAATTCCTGAACTGGAATCTGCGAAACAGGTAGGGCGTCCGATCGATGCTCAGAAGTTCGCAGGTCTGCAAATGAAATACCAGATGGATGTAGATGAACAAGTCTATATCGGTGACGGCATGATCGGTGTAGAAGGCCTGTTGAACTCAAGCAAGGTGGGTGCAACCAACGTTACTAAAACTTGGGCAACATCCACACCGCAGGAAATTCTGAGCGATGTAAACCTGATTCTTAATAACGCATGGGTAGCTTCAGGCT